GGGGCTTCCAGCTCCGCGAACCAGTCCGCGAGCGGTTGAACCTGGTCGTGTGACTCCAGTACGCGGACGATCTTCCCGGTGTCCCGATGCGGCTTCGTCGGAAGCGGGAAGATCCGCGTCCCTAAGTCCTTCGCCGCGGAATCCCAAAACCATAGATCCGGTCGCGCGGCGTGGAAGCGCTTGATCGTCGCCTTCATGCGATCGGCCGTCCATCCTTCGCCCGACGTCCATCCGATCGCGTCTTCGATCCAGTACACAAGATTAATCCCTTGCCCGGTGTAGAGAATCCGGTTCGGGCGCGACGGTAGTCCAACCCGAACGGCTTCTTCGCGGACGACTTCGACGAAGCCCGACGCGTCGAACCATGCAAGAACCGCGGCTTCGCTCGCGTCTCTCATGGCTTTCTTGCGCGCGTCCCGGTCTTCGCCCCACATTGAAGCACCCGACCAGTCGTACGCGTCGACGTCGATCGTCAAGGCGCACGCCTTCACAAGATCGGCTTGACGCATCTTCGACGACTTCTCCGAGAAGAATCCGCCCGCGGTGAAATACTGTCGTCCAATATTCCCGTCTAAATGACGGACGCGTATCCTCGAACCGGGCGACGCTTGCGGCAATAATGACGCCGCGATATCATAGTTGTGTCCATTCAAGACGAAAGCTCCTTAACGAGCCGGGAAGATTGCAGTCTTCCCGGCTCTTCTTACTTAGCAGGTTCAGAGACGAGCGGGTTCGCGCTTCGCACTGACATGGTAAGCGCGTGTGAGTTGTGGCGACGGACGAGCTCCGCAACTATCTCGTCGACGAACGCGCGGCGCGTCATGTTTCGAAGGCACGCACCGAACGCAATCAGTTGAAGCGTCTCCGGAGAACAGTACAAGCGCGGGTCGTGGGTTCGTTTTGACATGACAACACCTCCTTCGATGAAGTGTACCCTATGTAGGATACAGGGTCAAGAAACTGTCCTATAACGTCGACGCCGCGGGCGTTAAATACCAATCCACTACGTTAAAATTCTTCTATATATTAATTTATTGTAGTGGATTGGGCGCAAACGCCCACCAACACGGCGTTATAATGGCGATAGGAGGGTAAGGTGAAGCACAAGACGAGATTCGAAGACCTTACGAAGCTACAACGCCGCGTCGTGAAATGGTGCTATGACAACGAGAAGTCACCGCGGGACGCCGTAAAAGCCGGAATGGTGACGAAGCAGACGCTTGGGAACTGGACGATCCCCGTCTTCCATCACTGGACGGAGCTATACCGGGCGACACTTCCGACGGAGCTCGACCTTCTCCGACTGCAACTCCGCGCTATGACGCGACCGGCCCTTCGTGTGATTGCTGACACCTTGAACGCCGGTCAAGGTGACGCGGTTGCAGTTCGCACGGCTCAGTGGATTCTCGACGGCGCGGTTGCGCAGCTCGAAGCCGAACGCGCGGCCGCGGAGCGGGACCAGGTCGACGACGGAGACGAAGAGCTTGCAAACGTATTGCGGATGATCTTGTGAGCGTGTTCATTCCGGGCGGCGTCTCCGTCCGGCTCCGTCCGCTTGTCGAGAAGTTGTTGAGCGACGTCGAAGCCTTCTCGAAGCTCCACCGCGTACAGGACAAGGACTCGAAGAAGCTCATCCCCTTCGATCCGCTTCCGATGCAGACGAAGATATTCGACGCGGTTCGCTCCGGAGCTCGTCGGATTGTCGTCGTCAAGGCTCGACAGGTAGCCGCGACGACGGCTTGCAAGATGGTTCTTCATCATATGGCGACGACGACTCCGAACGCGGCGATGTTCGCGGTCGTGTCCATGCGGGACGACTCCGCGACCGCGCTTCTCGACGACTTCCGTCGATGGTTGGACGACGTCCCGCGCGACTTGAAGCGGCCGATCCTGACACGCGCTCGAGGGCGGATCGTGTACGGTGACACGCGCGCGGAGATTCGAGCGTTCACGTCCCGGTCTCAGACGGGACTCCGCTCCTTTTCTCCGCAAGCCGTTCTTATGAGCGAAGCGGCGTACGCGCCCGACCTTGAAGAAGTCGTCGCGCAAGCCGACGCCGCGGTCGGTGACGGACTCCTGATCGTTGAAAGCACCGCGAACAATCCCGCGGACTTCTTCTCGCGGCTTGTCCAGGCGACGCCTGACAACGGGTGGACGCTTCTTACTCACTGGTGGTACGAGCATCCGACGTACCGCGACCAGGCGCCCGACTTCGAGCCGACGAAGGAAGAACGCGAGCTCGCGACCGCGTATGGACTCGATCGGGAACAGCTCGCATGGTATCGCCGCGTCCGCGGTCGACTGAACAGCGATCACAAGTTCCGACGAGAGTATCCGTCGTGCCTTGACGACTGCTTTCTTGACCGCGAAGGCGGATACTATGGTGAAGAAGTCTTGTCCGACGTTCATGTCGTCGAACACTCTCTTCACGGCGAAGCGCACGGTCGCGAGATTGAAGCTCCGCACGCGTCCGACCGATACGTCGTCGGAGTCGACGTCGGAGGCGGTGTCGGTGGAGATTATCACGCGCTCGCGGTCGTCTCAGTCGCGACCCGGCAACCCGTATACGTTGAGCGGAACAATCGCATCACGCCCGCGGCGTGGGCGCATAGGGTGATTCAAGTCGCGAGCCGATACAACCGGGCGATCGTTCTCGCGGAGTCGAACAATCATGGACACCTTCTTATTCATGAGCTCGACCAGTGCGGATACCGTCAACAGTGGCGCAATCCGTCGAACGGTCGGCCGTGGATTACGACGCTACAATCGAAGCTCGAAGCCTTCGACACGCTCCGCGAAGCCCTTCCGCTTATCCGGATTCTTGACCGGCCGACCTGGTTGGAGCTTCGGTCGCTCACAATCCCGGCCGGGAAGATTGCGCCCGAAGCTCCGAAGGGCGGGCACGACGATAGCGCGATTGCGCTCGCGCTCGCGTATCGGTGTCTCCGCGACGTTCCGTCGTCATGGCGGACGTCTTCTCTCCAGTCGAACCGGACTCGAATCGACGATCTTATAGCGTCCGCCCGCGCGCGTCGGATAAGATCGCACACACTGCCCTTCTAAGGATGAACCGTGCTATCGCCCGAACGAATCTCCGAGATTGTCGCGCAACATGATGCGTATTGGGACCACCGACGCGGAGAACTTCGCGAGCTGCGGAATCTCTACCTTACCCGATTCTGGCAAGACAACGCGTATCCGACGCTTGACGGTATCCTTCGAACGGAAGTCCCGCGCGCTTACGCCGTCGTTGAATCTTATATCGGATCACTGTACGCGAAGAACCCCGCCGTCTTCGTTCAACCGGATCTTCGCGCCCGCGGGAATCCCGAAGTCGCGGAAGCGACTGCGAATCAGTTTCTTCTCACAGTCCGCGACCAGGTCGAAGACGCGACACGGCTCGCGCTCATCTATCCTTGTGCCTTCGTCAAGCTCGCACCGATTGAAAGCGTCGACCCCTTGAAGCGCGTGTCAATGGCCGCGCTCCCGCCGTGGGAAGTCATTGTTGACGCGACCGCGGCTTCGTGGGACGGTCAGCGGTACGTCGGACACGCTTACCTTATGCCGCTCGAAGAAGCCGTCGTTCGCTTCTCGAAGAGCGAAGACCAGTTTCGGCCGCGGGTCTATTCGAAGTGGATCGACTCTTCGGAGATTGCCGGTAAAAGTCAGTCGATGGGACTCGACACTTCCGCAAGCGCTCCGACAACGGAGAAGTGGGTTCGCGTCGTCGAAGTATACGACCTGTCGTCCGACAAGCTGCTTGTCTGGTCCGAAGACTATGCGGACGGCGACGAATACCTATTCGAAGGTGTGACCGTTCAAGTCGGAGCGCTTGACGAAGACGCCGCGTCCGACGCGGAGACGCCCGACGCGGAGCTTGTCCACGAAACGACGGGGATTCCGTACAAGTCCGCGAGCGGACGTCCGGTCGTCCCGATTATTCCGCTCTATTTCAGTCGCGACCCCGATACGCCGCTTCGCGGCTATAGCCTCCTTCATCGAAGTCTCGACCAGTTCCGCGAGCTCAACGTCATCCGGACCTATCAAGCGCAAGGTGTACGGCGTATGGCCCGTCAATGGATGGTTCGCGCGGGCTTCTTGTCCGAAGATGCGGCCGCGAAGATTAGTCAGGGGCTTGACGGAGAGTTCGTCGAAGTCGATCTTCAACCAGGTCAGCCGCTCGAAGGGAACATCCTTCCCGTTCCGAACTCTCCTATCCCGGCTGATATCGCTGGATATGCGATCCAAGTCGAGCAGGATATTCGCGACGCCGGTCTTCTTGCGCCGTTCACGCGCGGCGAAGTCACGAAGTCGACCGCGACCGAACAGAACCTTCTTGCGGCGTACACTTCGAGCGAAGTCGGGCGTATGGCACGAATCCGCGACGGACTGATTACAACGGTCGCTCAAACTTACAACGTCATGTTGTCGGTGATTCTCGGAGACGACGCGGAGCCGCTTGCGCTTCCGAATCCCGTCGGCCCAACAATTCTATCGGCCGACGACTTGACCGGCGACTTTCGGTATTGGGCCGTCGACGCGGGAACGACTCCTATGTCGAATCTCGCGAAACAAGCCGCGCTCGAACGGCTGACTCCGCTTCTTGCGCAGCTCGGAACGCCCGCGCCCGAACTACTTGCGGAGCTCGTCCGCGCGTATCAGTTCCCCGAAACGTTCGTCGCGGTCCCCGAACCAGCGCCCGCGCCCGACCAGGCGCCCGAAGAACCCCTTCCCTTCCCGACGGAGGCTTAAATGCCGATCGACTACCCCGAAGATATGCCGCGCGACTTGATCGAAGCCGCGGAAGACACCGACGACGCAATCGGAGCGGAGATTGCCGAACTGATCCCCCCTCCCTCTTCACCGTACAATGTGAAGGTACTGAACGCGCTCGCGAAGGCGATCGCCGCGGTCGGGAAGGTGATGGGACTCGACTTGGAGCCGGAAAGCTACACCGAACCGGCCGCTCGACTTGATCCTGACGTCGTCCGCTTCCTTGCCATGTACGCCGCGGCCGCGGAAGATTACGGGCAACCGCTTCCCGTCGCGCTCGACATGATCCGCGGCGATCGCGAGCTTACCGCGATTACCGCTCACTTGATGAAGCTCGCGAAGGACGCGAAGTTCGCCGCGTTCCTTGACGCGCCCGCGGACGAAGCCGACACCGAAGTTCGGATCGAAGTCCGTCCCGGCGAAGAAGAAGTTGAAGAGAACTTCGACTTCGCTTCTCGGATGCGTCGTCGATAATGCCGTTCTTGTCGCTTCGTGCCC